TTGGACAAGATGGGATGACTTTACCATCTAAAGCCAATATGAGTACGGGTAGAATTGATATATACAATGACGATAGTGTTGATGGTAGAAAAACCCAAAGTGATATGAATAAAGGCGAGTCGGTAGTTCGTAAAAATTTACTTCAAAAGTATAAAGAAATGAGTGGTGACATAGATGTTTAGATGTGAGTTTATCATTATTGAATAACATTAAAAAACATTAAAAAACATTAAAAAAATAGGTGGTGATATCAATCCTAAACTATATTTATAACCACCCCAATAATATTAAACGAAAGCAATAATAGGAAAACTATGTCTAAATTATTTACAGAAAGAGTACCATATAAACCATTTGAATATCCAGTATATTTTACCGAAGGGTGGCTTAAACAAGCGCAGGCCTTTTGGTTACATACTGAGATACCAATGCAAAGTGATATTAAAGATTGGAATGAAAATCTTTCATCAGAAGAAAAAAACTTAGTTGGTAATATCCTTTTAGGATTTGCTCAAACAGAATGTGCAGTTTCTGATTATTGGACAACAATGGTAACCAAATGGTTTCCTAAACATGAAATCAAACAAATGGCGATGATGTTTGGTTCACAAGAAACAATACACGCCACCGCTTACTCATATCTAAACGAATCATTAGGTTTAGAGGATTTTGAGGCTTTCCTACACGAACCTGCAATAGCAGAAAAGTTTGAATATCTAACCGCTACTTCAGCAGATTGGAAACATACGGATTTAGAAATAAATTCTGATGCGAGAAAAGAAGTAGCCCGTTCTTTAGCGATATTCTCAGCTTTTGCAGAAGGTGTATCTTTATATAGTAGTTTTGCAGTTCTGTATTCCTTTCAGATGAGAAATCTTCTGAAGGGAATCGGACAGCAAATGAAGTGGTCTGTAAGAGATGAATCACTACATTCTAAGATGGGTTGTCAGTTATTCAGAGAAATGTGTAACGAATATCCAGAACTTCACAATGAAGTTAAAGATGATGTTCATCAAGCTGCTGAATATATGGTAGAAATGGAACATAAGTTCATTGATATGATATTTGAGCAAGGTGATTTAGAAAACCTTAATAAAACTGATTTAAAGCATTTTATCTCTAAGAGAGGTAATGAAAAGTTAAAAGAGTTAGGTTACGAACCTACATTTGAATTTAATGATAAAAAAGCAGCCAACTTAGATTGGTTTTATCACCTTACCGGTGGAATAACCCACACCGATTTCTTCGCAGTAAGACCAACTGATTATGCTAAGGCAAATGAAGGTGAAGATTTTAGTGATATGTGGTAAAAAGTAAAAGAAAATAAATTATGAAAAATTTTGGAGAAGAATTAGGATGGGAATTGGATGTCGATTTCCCATCGTGGGCAAATACAGAAATATATGTTAAAACAATTAGTAAAGGTTACCTTTTGGAAGGAGAAACTCCAAAAGATGCGTATTGGCGTGTCGCTACTAAGGTCGCGCGCCGTTTGGAACGAGGTGATATGGCCTCTAAGTTTTTTGATTATATTTGGCGTGGTTGGCTTAATCTTGCTACTCCCGTTTTATCTAATACGGGTACTGATAGGGGTTTGCCGATATCTTGTTTCGGAGTTGATGTTGGTGATTCGATTCAAGAAATAGGAAACAAAAACTTAGAAATGATGCTACTCGCCAAAAGTGGTGGTGGTGTTGGTTTTGGTATGAATATGATTAGACCTGCAGGTTCAACTATATCACAAAATGGTACATCAGATGGTGTAGTACCATTTGCTAAGATATTTGATTCAACTATTATAGCTACTAATCAAGGTTCAGTTCGTAGAGGGGCAGCATCAGTAAACTTAAACATAGAACATGGTGATTTTGATGAATGGATTGATATTCGTGAACCAAAGGGTGATGTAAACAGACAATGTTTAAATTTACATCAATGTGTTGTAGTTGGTGATAAGTTTATGAGAAGATTAGAAGATGGAGACGCTGAAGCCCGTAGAAAGTGGAGTAAGGTACTTCAGAAACGTAAAGCAACTGGTGAACCTTATATTATGTATAAAGGTAATATCAATAAATCAAATCCAGAAGCATATAAACATAATGGATTAAAAGTTCATATGACAAATATATGTTCTGAGATTACATTACATACAGATGAGAATCATTCATTCGTATGTTGTTTATCTTCTCTTAACCTTTCAAAATACGATGAGTGGAAAGATACAGATTTAATTTATACAGCAACTTGGTTTTTAGATGGTGTATTAGATGAGTTTATCCATAAAGCAAAAAATATGCGTGGGTTTGAAAACTCAGTACGTTCAGCAGAAAAGGGTAGAGCATTAGGATTAGGTGTATTAGGGTGGCATACTTACTTACAACAAAGAGGTATCCCATTTGATTCATTAACCGCACAATTTGAAACCAGAAAGATATTCTCTCAAATGAAGATTGAATCTGAAAGAGCATCAAGAGATATGGCAGATGTATATGGTGAACCATTATGGTGTGTTGGTACTGGGTTGAGAAATACTCACCTAAGAGCAATTGCACCAACGGTTTCTAACTCTAAATTAAGTGGTAACGTATCACCAGGAATAGAACCTTGGGCAGCAAACGTATTTACTGAACAAACTGCAAAGGGTACTTTCATTCGTAAGAATAGAGAGTTGGAGAAAGTACTCAGAAAAGCTGGAATCAATACCAAAGATACTTGGGATAAGATTATGGCAGATGGTGGTTCTGTACAAGATATCAAAGAATTAGATAATTGGTTATATTGTGATGGCAAACTAACAGAAATTGGTGATGGTATTGATACTACTAACTGTGATAGAGTAAAGGATGTATTTAAAACCTTTAAGGAAATCAATCAATTAGAATTGGTTAGACAAGCTGGTATCAGACAACAATACATTGACCAATCAGTATCACTAAATTTAGCATTCCCATCTGAGGCAACTCCAAAGTGGATGAATGTCGTACACATGGAAGCATGGAAGCAGGGTGTAAAAACACTTTACTATACGAGAACCGAATCAGTACTCAGAGGTGATATTGCTGAGCGAGCAATGGACCCTGATTGCATCTCGTGTGATGGTTGATGTGATAGATAATATGTGATGGTTAAAAATATAAAATCCCCATACTTACAGTAAAGGGAGTTTATATGTATGTTATTTATGAAATAAAAAATATAATTAATGATTGGCGGTATATCGGATGTTCTAAAAATGTTGAAAAGCGATGGCACAAACATTCAATGGATTTATTGGATAATAAACATCACAATATTCATTTACAAAGAGCGTGGAACAAGTATGGTAAAGAATCATTTGAATGGAATATTATTTTAGAATTAGATAGTCAAAATGCTATGTTATTGAAAGAAGTTGATATGATAGAATCTAATGATAATTTATATAATATTGCAAAGGGTGGATATGGTGGTGATGTATTTACTAACCATTCTAATAAAGAACAGTATAGAACTAATATGTCAGTAGCACAAAAACTCGCAATGGAAGACCCACAGAAGAGAGCAACAAGAAACCCTTTTCATAACGTATCAGATTCTAGACGAAGTGAACTTACAAAAATATGGTCAGAAGCATCAAAGGGTTCTAAAAATGGTAGATTTAAGTACGATAAAAAAGTTTTGAAATTAGATAAGAAAACAGGTGATGTATTAAAAGTATACGATTACGTTAGACTCGTTGATGAAGATGGGTTTGAGTCAAGATATGTAATACATTGCTGTAAGAAAAAGGAAGGATTCTATTCCCATAAAGGATTTAGGTGGGAATGGCTAGACGATAGTGTGGTCTAACGACCACCTTTAGGGCCGTTATTCGTAACGGAAGAGATGGGGAGATTCGCTACCTCCCCATTTCATTTTAATTAAAATAAATTAGGATAATTGAAATATTATTCGTATATTTGTAGTTATGAAAAAACAATTAAAACAATTAGATGAGTTCCAAGTAGCATATAACTCTACTAGAAACTCAAAACCAACATTAATTTCAGAAGATGATTATTCTCTGAGATATAAGTTAGGTAAAGAAGAATTAGATGAGTATCTCGATGCTTGTAAAGATGGAGACCTCATTGAAGTTGCCGATGCATTGGCAGACCAACTATACATCCTATTGGGTACTATGATATCACATGGAATGGGTAATGTAATTGAAGATATCTTTGATGAAGTACATAGGTCTAATATGTCAAAGTTAGGTGAAGATGGTAAACCTATTTATAGAGAAGATGGTAAGATTTTAAAAGGCCCAAACTTCTCATCACCAAATTTATCCAAATTCCTATCAGATAATGGTCAACTAGAACTTCAGCTGAATGCGGAGAAGGATTAATATAGTTAAAAGAACTGCGTGGATGTTTGATAATAGATTAAGAGGTGAAAATCACCCAAACGCCAAACTCACATCAATTGATGTGATTAGGATTAGAGATTTACATTCTAAGGGATTCTCTAGAAAAGTAATTGCAAAAAACTTTAAAGTATCTAATTGGAACATCAAACGTATCGTAGATAGGAAAACGTGGATTCATATTTAATATAAAATAAATAAGTTATGACAGTTATAGAAGCAAAGTCTCCCGGTGACGCATGGGTTAAGGTATCTAACCATATTTTAGAAAATGGAGTAAAAGTAGGTAATCTAACTGAAGAGCTGAATGTGATGACAGAAATCACAGAGTTTAAATCAGATGATTGGTTTGATGAGCATTTTAGAGGTGTAATGGGTGATGATAGAATTGATTTCGCAAAAACAGTAACATTTTTAAAACCAGAACCCAAAGTATCAGATAACCCATTCTTTGATACAGAGATGGGTTTGGACTATAAATTTATTAAAGACCATTACCACCAATCTTATTGGGGTAGAATGGTTAGTTGGCGAGGTGAGTTAAATCAAATAGAAAATGTAATCAAAATTCTTTCAAGTGGTAAAGCTGTGAAGAGATGTGAGTTAATCATATTTGACCCAACAAAAGATGCAAGAAACCCATACTCACAACCTTGTATGGTAATGATTGATTTGAAACCACGTAATGGTAAATTATATCTAACATCAATACTTCGTTCTAATAGAGTATCTAAGTCTGGATATGCAGATTATACTGCATTAGTAGAAATGGGCCACTTTCTAGCAGAACAAAGTAATTTGGAGTTAGGTAAAGTTAGTGTACTTGCGTGTTCTTGCCATATCGGTGATATGAATCAAGAGAAGAAGAAGACTATTCAACTATTGGAAATATTAGGTAAGTAATATGTGTGGTATAGTTGCAACAATAGGATACGAACCATCGGATGTAAATCTAATGTTAGATGCAATTGACCATAGAGGTCGAGATTATAGAGGTATCAATGAGTTTGAAGTAAATGATAAGAAGGTAGTCTTAGGACATAACCGACTTTCTATTAATGATACATCATCAGCAGGTAACCAACCTATGGAATATAACGGAATTTGGTTAATTGTAAATGGTGAGATTTGGAATTATCCAGAACTTAGAAAAGAATACGAAGGTAGGGGGTATGAATTTAAATCAAATTCGGATTCAGAGATTATACTATTCTTATACAAAGAAGATGAGTTGAAGAGATTGAGTGGTATGTTCTCATTTGTAATTTATGATAAAGATAAATTAGTTATTTCTCGTGATTGGGTGGGTAAGATACCACTTTACATTCATAATACTAATAAATATATTATTGCCAGTGAGATTAAAGCAATCCAAACACAAAATGGTATTAATGATATTAAAATAGTTCCTAAGAATACCTTAATTGAAATTAATTTAAAAACCGATGAGTTCATTATTCACAAAGATTATTATTTCAACTTTTCTTCAGAAGTTACTAAGGTTTCATCGCGTGAAGAGGTTTCTAAAACTACTTTTAATTTATTAGAACGTGCAGTTGATAAGAGATTAATATCCGATGTACCCATTGCAACCTCACTTAGTGGTGGTATTGACTCTGCTATTATTACTTATCTATTGTCACAGAGAATCCCAAACATTAAGGCGTACACCATTGCGTTTGACCAAACATCAAAAGATTTACAAAAAGCAAGGGTATGTGCTAATGCACTTAATGTTGAATTAGTAGAAGTGTTTGTACCTAAAGATGATGTGATTATTAAACAAAGGTTTATGGATTCAATTAATGTAATTGAATACCCATCAACAGTTCAAATGGAAGTTGGTATATTACAATCATTCATAGCAGAAGAAATGGTTAAGGATGGTATCAAAGTAGCATTTAGTGGTGAGGGTTCTGATGAATCATATGGCTCATACGGAACATTCAGAATGTTTAGTAAGAAACCAGATTGGAGTGATGTTAGAAAAAAACTATTTGAAAAACAACACTATGGTAATTTATTGAGAGGTAATACCATCTTTATGAACTATGGTACTATTGAACTGAGATGCCCATTCTTCGATACGGAGTTTTTAAACTATACTACGAATTTGCAAGATGAGTTTTTATCTCATAAGGGTCAATGGAAACTACCACTCGCAGACGCATTTAGAGGAAAATTACCAGATGAGATATTAGACCAGGAAAAGAGGGCGTTTCAAAAAGGAACAAACTTTAAGGAATATATTGAAGATATTATTTTAAATGATTCTGAAATAAACTTTAAAAACAGAAAAAAAATATTTCATGTAATTTGTGATAACTTTGAAAGAGTAAACGGATTTTCACATAAAAATCTTAGAAAAGAAATCACAAATAATAATATGGGAATCTACAAATGGGCTTAGTTGGATTTAACGAAGATACTCCTTTAGAAGAATATAAGATAAAAGGTAGGTCTGTTTGGGTTAAGAGAGACGACCTTATGGGTGATGGTGTTAACTTACCACCTTGGGGTAAAATTGGTGGTGTTTATCAATTGGTTAAAAACTATGTAGACCCAAATAAACCACTAACACATCTTTCAGTAGATGGTAGTTGGACTGGTTGGGTTCTTGCTAAAATATGTGATGATTTAGGAATTGAGTTCCATCTTTCATATCCAGACTCTAAGAAGATTAGTAGAGTTTATTTAGATATGGTAAAGGAAATGTTCCCATCAGTTCATATGAACCCTATCAGACCGAATATGATGAAGGTTATGTATCATTCTCTAATGAGTTCCTCCGCTGAAAACGGATGGCAGATGTTACCTTATGCGTTTGACCACATATTTTATAGAAATTACCTTAAAGAAAGAATGCAACCATATAAACATTTCAAAAACTTAGTTGTATCAAGTGGTAGTGGTGTAACTCTTTCTGGTCTTATGATGGGGTATTACGAAGAAGAGTTAAAAGAATTCTTTGTTAAGACTGATAAGAAGGTATGGACAACTTGTGTATCATCAAGAAATTCAATTAAAAAGATGTTATTAAAGAGTGGTGTTGGTCAGTTGCCAATTGACATTAGAAAATCAGAGTATGATTTTGAAGATAGGTTAGATGCGTATGAAACACCATTCCCATGTAATCAATTTTGGGATATCAAACAATGGCATTGGTTAGAAAACAACATAGATTCTTTAGAAGGTGATATCCTTTTTTGGAATATTGGTGGTATTTACAAATTTTAACATAAATTAACATTTAAAATTTGGTATATCCAAATAGGTTTAGTATATTTACATAGTAAAAGGGTTAGAGATATACCCACTTAATAACAATTAAACAATTAAATAAATAAAAGATGAAATTAATAAAACAACATGACTGTGAGAACATGATTTGGACTCTACAAAGTCAACCAGACGAACATGGATTTAATGGTCAAAACTTTTTAATGGAGTGGGATGACAACTCCATTGGTTACGGTGGTAATTCCGTTATAAATAAATTAATAAAAGATTCTAATGGTAGATGGTCTGTTATTAGAGGACAACAAGGTGGTTCTTGTACCGATGAAAGATTTATCTACGGATTTATCGATAAGAAAAAGAGAAATAACGAAGAAAGAAATAGAAGTGAGTCCAGCGGTTTAGCTGAGATGGGTGGCTCCGTTTCAACTCATAATTTTAGTACCAACGATGTAGTTGGATATGTAACTCCTGACAGAAAGTTTAGAATCGCTAAATTCGAATATGGATTTTTACGTGAGTTAAAAACATCAGAAGCAACTCCTTCTGATTTCAAAAAACTACAATCATTACATGTTAGTATTTATGAAGTTTCAAAAGAAGAATACTTAAATGAACATGGTTTGGGAAAATCATTCAACGGATGGTTTAATAAATCCACTCTTTTTAAGGGAACACGATTGAGACCTGATTTTTATAAATTAGTTGATTTTTCATCAATGAGATATCAGTTTAGACCTGGTAAGAAGTTAAAGTATGAACTTCATGTTGAAGGTGAAGAACCAATTTCACTTCCAACTAAAAGATTTTACTTCCCATGTAAATCGGCGGAGCCAGTAACTCACTACTCTCAAATGTTAGAAGTTGAAGATACTGCAGGTGAAACACTTCACACAATCGGCTGTGGGTCTGATGTGTATGAAGGAACTCTACATAGTTATGAAACAATCAGAGCTTCTCAGACAGATAAGTTAATGAAGTTAGAGAGTATGGCAGGTGGTCAACATATGATTCATCCAACTCACTTTAAGAAGTTAGATTTTCCAACCATCGATGTAATTGATGCGAGTGGTACTTATATTACCACCGTTCCATTGTTTACTAAAAGTAGATGGGATGAGTTCTATAACAATAGAAAGTGGTTTTTTGTTCTCACATCTGATTCTGCAGTTCCATTCGCAAGAATGAAGAATCAATTCTCTAACGAGTCGTTCCCACTTGAGTTGAGAGCATACGTTAAGAGTTTGGCTAAAAAACTTGATTTAGGTCATACGGGCTCCAAAAAAATGTTAAAGAAAATTGAAGATGCAGAGGTTCAAAATTATGTAGATTGTTTACGTGATGAGAATAACCCATCACACCCTACTGTCCTTTTGAATACTGAAAATATTATTGGTGGTAAAATTGAACTTAATGACATTACTACAGAGTGCACCGGTTACGAATTTAACACCGATTTGATTTTTAATTCAAATCACGAACACTTAATTGAATGGCAAAAAGATAGAATGGATGATGAACACATTACTGAGTTCATCGCTAGATTGGTAATGCCAAGACATGAATTTAAAACATTAACATGGGTTCATGGTAGTGAATCATCTAACTTGGTTAATAAATTGAAAAAAGTAATAGAAGGTGGACGAGTTAATCTTGCTGGGATTGAGAAGATTCAAACAGTTAACAAGAAAGATTTCTTCACTACCAAAGGTTACCAAAACGCAACACTCATTTATCAGAAATAAATGCACGAAGGAGAAAATTAAATTAACAATATGACAGAAATACAACAATACTTTGAAAAGTTCAAAGGCATGAAACCATACCTCTCCATTAATGAAGAGGAATGGACGTATATCAAAGAAACATTTCCGAAGGATGAAGTAAAGGAATGTTTAGCAGATATCCTTATGGAGTATCCGATGCCAACTGCAGAAATATCTGAGTCTAGTTCATATGATGCTTTTATGAAACTTAAAGGTATTAGGTGGAATGAATTACTGATAGAAAAGGAGTGGTTTCCTAGAAAGGCAAGTGAATCTGC